GCAGAGTATTACATTAAGGAATCTATGTATGAAATGGAAGAAATTGACGAAGAGGAATCAATGTGTGAAGGTTGTGGTATGGATGAAGACGAAGTTGTGTACGAAATCCAAATGGACGACAATTCTGACATCGCAGAAATGATGAAAGAAATGGATGACATGGAAGAAGGACATCTAGAAGAAGACAGACTACAAAGACACAGAAAGTTCGCTGGTAAACAAAGATACAGTGGAGCGAAAGTGGGTAGAAGAAACGAATCTAGAAAATCTCGTAAACCTTTAGTGAACAGAAAACCAAAAACATCTACAGTTTCTGAAAATAAAATGATAAAAGAATACAATGAGTTGAAGTCTAAAAACAATGAGTATAAGAAAGCACTCAACGTATTCAAAGACAAACTTAATGAGGTTGCTTTGTTCAACACTAATTTAGCGTATGTGAATAGACTTTTCACTGAGCATTCAACAACCAAAAAGGAAAAAATGGATATCCTTAAAAGGTTTGATAATGCTGAGACCATTAAAGAGTCTAAGAATATATACAAAACAGTTAAAACTGAGTTGGATAATAAACAACCGATTAACGAGTCTGTCGAAAGAAAAGTTAATAAGACTATAAAGTCTTCAAAGTCGACAAATCTAAATGAGTCTACTGCATATGTAGATCCACAGATTACGGCAATTAAAGATTTAATGAGAAGAATCTCATAAAAAATAATAATAAAAAAATAAAAAAACTCAAAAAATGGGACATTTATTAAATTCAGGTGAAGTCGGAAATATCGGACTAGAACACCTAAAACAAATCAGATCAAAAACTATCTCTAAGTGGAACAAACTAGGTTTCCTAGAAGGTTTAAAAGGTCACGTAAAAGAAAACATCGCACAATTGTATGAAAACCAAGCGTCTTCACTACTTAGCGAATCTACAGATGCTGCAGGTTCGTCAGGTTCATTCGAGACAGTAGTATTCCCGATTGTACGAAGAGTTTTCTCTAAATTATTGGCGAATGATATCGTATCGGTACAAGCGATGAACATGCCAATTGGAAAATTATTCTTCTTTGTACCAAAAACATCATCTACACAAGTTCCTTTGAACGGTAAAGATGGTGCTTCTAACGGATCACTACCAGAATGTGTTATTTCTGGATGTAACGAAGATACAGTTGTTACACCATTCTTAGAGAAGTCACTATATGACTTATTCTATAATGATGGTTTATTTGACGCATCTAAAGGAAAACAAATCGTTTTTGCAACTGCAGGTTTCTACGGTGTTACACTTAACGCTAGCGGAGAAAAAGTTAATACTGCATTAACTGCACAA